GATGCCAATCAGGGGGCTTTCGTGGACCGGAGTTCGATTCTCCGCGCCTCCACCAAAAGAGAATTGGTCGAACTATGCCCTTCGGGGCATGGTTCGGCCTTTTTCTGTTTTGGCCTGAAATCGTCGCCGTAGTGGTCAAAGGCAAAGTAGACATTAAGCGTCTTCCCGTCGATTTCAGCGAATCGAACGAAGGTGCCTAAGATCACTTCTGGCGTTAGGTTTTCTGCCGCATCATCGAGCCACAGCATGAGTTCGTCAACGCCGATATTGAACGCTTCTTCTCTCTCGGCGATGCGCAGCTCGGCTTCAAGCTCGATCTTGCGCTGCTTCAGCTCTTCGGTGCGCTCTCTGCCACCGGGCGGAGCTATGCCGTCTTCTATCGCTTGCCAGATGCGTTCAAAGGTACGGTCAATCCGCTTCAGTTCCTTCTTTATCGCGTAGCTTCTCGATTGCTCTTTCGGTTGCTCGGCTTGAAACGCCACCATGCCGCTTGCTATGCGCTGCCTAACGTCTTCGCGCGCCACGGCTTGCAGCGTCATATCGCAAACAACGTCTTCTACGAGATCACGCCGAACGGTTCGGCGGCACTTCCGGCACTTGTAGTAGTGATACGTCGCGCCAGTGCATGACGTGCCGCTTGTTCCCGCCATTGGAGCGCCGCACTTTGCGCAGTAGAGCTTGCCGGACAACGGGAACTCTAGCGTTGAGTTGATCTTGCGGCGCGGCTTGTGACGGTCGCCAAGGATGTTGTCTATCATATCTTGTTCGGCCTGCGACCAGATGGCGGGCATCCCGTCCGGCACTTCATGACCGGCGTACTTGTATACACCCGCGTTCTGGACGCGCTTTAGCAGCTTCGTTACGGTATCCTGATTGAACTTGGCACCACGCTTGCTTCGCTCAGCGCTCACGGCGCGTACGATATCGGCGACAGAGCTACCGGCAAACAACATGTTCTTCATCCTGCGAAGCACCGATGCTTCACGCTCGTTGATGACGTAGCGGCCTTCTACGATATCCCACCCGTACAGAGTGCGCCCGTTCGCCATGCAGCGTTCGGCGTTCTTCTGGATACCGTCTCTAATTCGCTCGCTATCAAGCGCGCTCTCATACTCGGCGAGAACTTCGAGCATGCCGAGCTGCAACACGCCGCTTGACCCGCTGGAAATGTCTTCGCCAGCGTATAGGATTTCTACGCCAGCCTTGCGAAGCATGATGCGGGCAAGCGACATTTCGTCTCGGTTGCGCATGATGCGCGTAACCTTGTAGATCACTACGTAGTCAAACAGGCCGTGTCGCGCATCGCTCATCATTCGCTGGAACTCTGCACGGTCGATGTTGCGCCCCGTCTGCGCATAGTCGCAGTATTCGCGCACGACCTGCAATCCCTCGCGCTCGCAGTATGCACGCGAGTTCTCAACTTGTATCTCTATGCTCTCTGAGCGCTGATTGTGCGAGCTGAAGCGCGCATATATGGCGGCGCGGTTCTTTACCATGCTAAAATCACCCCTTAGAGCGAGCGCGGTAAAGCGCTCTGCTTCTTGACCAGCCCCGCGCGCGTTCCGCCAAGTTCCCGCGCGGGGTCTCTCTCTGAAAACAGCACTTTATGTTGCCGTTTTTCACCACTTCCCAACACAACTAAAACCGAATAACACCAGTTCACAGATTTGAAGCTAAGCGATAAACTGCCTGTTTTCGCCCTGGCGATGCCAGGATTCATTGAAGGTACTTTCGATGCTTGCTTAGGTACGCTCTCCATTCGTCCGTAAGCTGGTATTTGTCAGCGTCTCCGACCTCATCAATCGGGTATGCGAACGAGAACACGCCGCTTCGCGATCTTGCGAACGACACTAGCGCTTCGAACTTATCGCCGATGACAACCGACCCCAGCGAATCGAGCGATTCCAAGGCAGCTTGTTTTATCTCAGGCGAAAAGCCCTTGGCTATGGTGCGTTTCGGAACCCAACCAGCAAGCTTCTTGTTGACGAAGAAACCCAATGCAAAACCAGCGGTTGCGGCAATCGCCGTCCACAACATGAAGGGAAACCCGTCACCGTCTCTGAACTGCTCAACTACCCACACTGGGTTTAGCCATTGCAGAAGGGCGTTCAGTAGGTCAATCATTCCTACATCGCCGCCCGCTCTTCGGTGGCAGATACACCACGTTTGGCAGTCTCTTTAGATTCGCCCGCAGCAGCGCGGGCAGTCATGGCTATGTTCTGTCTCCATTGCGGCGTGCTCTCGCGATAGCAACCTACGATCTCACGCTCTTCAGACGTTAGACGCTCGCCGCTATCCTCGCGCGGGTGGTCTTCGTACCAGCCGAGAATGTCGTTTGGCGTGCAGCCTAGGGCAACGGCGCAATTCCATACCTGTTCAGCGTTCATCATTGCCGCGCCAGATTCCCAAGAACGATAGGTGTATTTGTTTACACCAATCTTCTTCGCGAAATCATCCCTGTTTGAGTAGCCCGCCGCTTTGCGCAACCTCATAAGTTGGACGTTCACCGCTACCCTCCTTCGCTATTCGTACAAGTGCATAGTACAACGTAGTTAGCTAATTCACAACGAAATTGTTTGTTTTCACTTGACACAGTTACTCTGCTTGTCTATCGTTCCGTTACAGTTGCTAACGTGGTTAGCACTTATTGGTGAAGGAGGTGAACAAGCATGGGATTCAATAAGGAAGTCTTTGCTGCGAATCTTCGAGCCGCCCGCGCGGCGCTCGACATGTCGCAGGAAGAGCTTGCTAAGGCTGTCGGCGTGTCCAAAGACGCAATCGTGAAGTACGAGAGCGGAGAGGGCTATACGCCGGGCGCTGACAAGATCATTGCTATCTGTCGCGTCGTGCGCAAAAGCCCTAACGAGCTTATGGGGTGGAAGGAGACGGCCTAATGCTCGCTCTTGGCATCGCTCTTATCGTCATTGCCCTGCTAAGCCCGATGGGCGTTCCGACGTTCATTGTCTGGCTCTTCGGAATCGGCGCGTTGGGCTTCTGGACGGGAAAGAGCATTGCGGAACCCGTCAAGAAAACGGAGGTTTCCAAGAATGAAAACCGACATTAGAACCGGTGGTTTTGGGGGTGGTTTTACGGATGCACGAACCGTGCGGCCTAGATGCCGCGCAACGGCAGTTCTACCGGGCGATTGCGGTTCTCGTTATCGCGTGGTGGCAGCGAAGAAAGATGCCCGCCCGAAGCGGCAACTTCGAACGGGCGCGTCAAATGGGGCTTACCAATTGACAGAAGACAGTATAGCGCGCATGCCGCGCTACCAGCGCTGGGGATTGTATGCGCTTGCTGCTCTCACCATGTCGGGAATCATCCCGGCTCTTGCATGCAACGCGCTTCTCTGGCTATGCGAAAGCGTGGGCTGGTGGCTTCTCGTTCCGCTATACGTCGTGGTTGGGCGCGCTCTCTGGCGCGTGATGTGGTCATGAAGGCCGAAGTCTACCGCGACAACGCGGGCTTCTGGATGGCGCGCATAGAGGAAGACGCGAGCACGCCGGAAAATCGGGGCATCGGCAGGGTCTACCGCCGCCAGATGCTACCCGTAGCACCATCGGCGAGCAAGGCGGAAGCAGAAGCGGCCTTGCGGCGCGTCATGAGCCGCGAAGCGAGGTGCCCGCATGGACACCGATAACTACGCGCAGCCGCTCGAAGCCGTCATGCGCGAAGAGCGCCAGCCGCGCCCGCTGCCGCTGAAGGCGCGCGACCATATGGAGCTTTTCGAAGAGTGGGTGCGAATCAACCCGGACGCTATGCGCGAGATAGAGCTTACCGCGCTCGCTATCGACGCTCGCGGCATCCGCGTTTCGACTAAGTACCTCATCGAGAAGCAGCGCTACGAAGGCGGCGCGAAGCTCAATCCCGTGACGTTCTACGACGATCAGGGCAACCCGCACACATACGGCATCTGCAACACCATCACGCCGCTTCTGGCGCGTTGGCTGCTTGAACGTCACCCCGAAATGAACATCTGGACTAAGCACTCACTATTCGACGAAATGGAGAACAACCATGAAGCGTAAGGAGATCACCGAGACTATCGCCAAGGTTGGCGCTGGCACCTTCGCCCTCAACGGCAGCATGTCGCTTATCAACCACAAGACCGGCGAGGGCTTCGACGTTGATATGGGCGCGACGCTCGCAATCGTTCGCGGCACCCTCGCATGGGTTGACACCCTGCTTGAAGATGACGCGAAGCCAGAGCAGAGCACCGTTAAGCACATGCAAAAGCTGCTCACCTACGTTGGCAGCTCGATTGCCTACGACATTTCGAGCGATGAAGAGGAATAGCGCGCAGGAAGCCTTGCCGCTCGATTTCGGCGAACCGCCCATGCCGCAACCCGGAGCGTGCGAGTTCGAGGAATCGACCTACAAGACCAAATCGCGGTGCGTGTTCCGTGGGCACCTCGTGTTCACGAACTGCCGCGAAGTTGGGCACTGCGTATGGGACGGATGGCACCAGCAGGGCGCGCCAGACGTGATCTGCGACGAGGAAGACGGTTAGGAGGTGACTACATGCCTACACGGGAGGAAACGACCGCTGCACAAGAGCCTATGGCCTTCTTCTCGCACGATTCCAACGCATCGCAAGATGTGAAGTGCCAACGGCTCATTCATCGCCGGGGCTATGACGGCTACGGGCGCTGGTGGCGGCTCTGCGAATATCTGGCGGCTACCAAGGGGCACCGTATCGCTTTCGAGACGGAGGAAGACGCGCTTATTCTCGCGGGCGTTCTGGGCTTCGGACAGTCTGGCGCGTTCGATGAGTACATGGCGATTGAAGATTGCAAATCCTTTGTCGAAGAGCTGTTGGATATAGGGCTGCTCGAACGCGATCCTGACGGCTTCTTGACGAACTTTCGGATGCTCAAAAACGCGCTCTATTTCGGTCGCCAACGCGCAAACGGTCGCAAGGGCGGAAGACCGCGCAAGAACCCAAAGAACAACGATTCAGCAGGTCAGGAGGTGTAAAGACATGACTTGCAAACCCAATGCAAAACCGCTGGTTTTAGGTTGGCTAAACCCACTCGCAAATGGTCGCCTAACCATAAAACAAAACAATACAAAACAAGACAAGGTGGGTTTTGGTTCCTTGAACCAAAACCAAAACCCACCGTACTTGCTTGTTAGTCAACTCTACAAGCAAGGTTTCTTCTCTTGCTTCTTCTCTTTGCGGTCTTGTTTTGTGCGGCTCATTCGAGCGCCAGAAAAACGACTTTCCACAGGTTTTCAACAGAGTTTTCAACAATGGCACGAAATGGGGGTGACGGCATGATTGCGCCAACGACACGAGACGGCGCGCGCGAGCTGTTCGCAAGCAATCTTTCCTATGAGCAGATCACGACGAACGACATTCGAGCGCTCGAAGGATTCCTTGCAATCGAGTACGCGCAGCATGAGCGCAACGGCGAGCACATGGAAATGCACCCGTGCTACCGCAAGAAGTACCAGCCGCAAATCAACCTTGCAGATGGCGGTAAAGGCATCAAAAGCGCGTTTTTGAGCGTTAGCGGCTTCTACTTCTCAGGACGTGAAGCTATCTCGTTCAACGAAGACGGATTCATAGGCATTGCGGGCTGGGCTGATGACACGAACGTTCAGCCATTTCTCAGAGCGTTTCACAAGTGGGTTTGTGAGTGGATGATTGGAGTTACCTACCGATGATTGAGACGAAGCACGCGAAGAGCCTTGGCGAGCTTTCGCGCGGTGATGCCGTGGAGCATCCCGACCACTACGCGGGCGACGGCCAGATTGAGTGCATGGACGCTATGCGCTCGATGATGAGCGGCGACCAGTACGCCTTGCCCGCCCAATCGGCCTACTGGTGGGGCTGCGCATTCAAATACCTTTGGCGCTGGCGGCGCAAGAACGGCGTTCAGGACTTGCAGAAGTGCAAGCAGTGCATCGACTACCTGATTTCCGAGACGGAAGGCAAGAAGTGAAGCGCTACCAGATCGTACTTTGCGCCATTGCCACCGCCGCGACCGTAGCCGCGTTCTGGTGCGTCTGTTACTGGGCTTATCAAGCGCTTCTGGCAATCGCGCTGTTTCTAGTGTTTCTCGCGCTTATAGCGCTCACGTTTTAGGAGGTTTCACATGCTGAAAGAAGATAGAGAGATCGAGCAGGGCGCATACGGATGCGCCGCAATCGTCCTGTTTTCCATTCTGGCGCTCGTTGTGAGCATCGCTGTTGGCGTGTTCTTCGGCGCTGGTTTCGGGCTTATCGCCTTTGCCGTGTTCGTCGTGTTCGCGCTCACCTGCGTTATGCGCGCGTTCATGAAGGTTGGCAAGTAGCATGGGCGGCAAGTACGAGGTTCGCGGCGCGATGAGCGGACTTTGCCCGTTCTGGGACGGTCAATTTACCAACTCGCTTGCTCATGCTCTGCTGCTGCTCATCCGATTATCTCTGAAGTACCGAATCGTTGAGTTCAACATCAGGAAAGAGCCGCTGGATTGCGCGGACTGCCACGACGATAACTGCCCTTCGCGGATTCGTGAAAACTGCGAGTGGTCATGATGGGCGTTAAGGTCAAGCGCGGTGCAGATGGCGTTTTCGAGTGCCGGTTGTACCTTGGGCGCAGCATCGACGGCAAGGCGATTCGCCCTTACAAGCGGTTTCCGAATGCGGCAACCGAAGAGGAAGCGCAAGCCCTCGCTGAGACGTGGGCGGCTTACGTGACGGCTGACGGAACGGTTAGAAGCGCCCGCTTGACCGATTTGCTCGAAGACTACGTGCAACTGCGCGAGCGCAACGGCGCAAGCCCGAACAGCATTAAGAGCTATCGGCTGTTCTGCCGCTACGTCGCACGTTACCTGAAGACCGCAAACGCACGCGATCTTGGCGTTATGGACTTCAACCGATTTGAGCAACGCTTGCTCATGGCAAAGGACGAAGGAGGGCAAGGGCTTTGTCGCAATAGCGTTATCAACGTCCACAACTTCTTGCGCGGCGCTTATAACCACTTCGTAGACGCTGGCATTTGCGACGCTAACCCGCTGGTGTACGTCGCCAAACCATCGCCGGAACGACACGAAGCTTCGGCGCTCACCGAATGGGACTTCGAGGGCTTCAACGGGAAGCTAGAGGGCGCGCTTAGCAAGGAGATCAAGACGAAGGCCGATTACCGCGCCGCCGTCTACGCCTTCGCTTCGTGGCTGTCGCTCGTTACTGGCATGCGCGTTGGCGAGGTCTGCGCGGTGCAGCGCATCGACGTTAAGCGCGCCCTGTCTTACGTCCACGTCGGCGGCAACGTCATTGAGGGCAAGGGCAAGAAGCCTTATCGCCGCAACGTCACCAAAGGCCGCAAGTGCCGCAACATCGCGCTTACGCAAGACGATATCGCGGTCATTGATGCCTTCACGAAGCTTCAGAGCGCCGTTCTGGGGCGTTTGGGCGCAGATTGCCCACTGGTGACGCTAGACGGCTCATATATGCGCCCAACGACGATTTCACGGGCTTTCAGCCGCATACGCGACGCATGCGGACTGCCGCGAGAGATCACGTTTCACAGCTTGCGTCACACGCACGCTTCGTGGCTTATCGCCAACGGCTGCGACCTGAAGACGCTATCGGAGCGCATGGGGCACGCGGACGAAGCAACGACGCTTCGAATCTACGGCCACCTGATGCCCGGACGAGACGCGGCGGCGGCTCAGCTCTTCAGTGAAGCGAAGCGCCGTGCGGCGGGTTAGGAGGTGTGCCAAAGGTGAACCAAAACGCCGTTTTCGGGCATCGCGGCGACCGAGGACGAAACGCGAGATAAACCGCCGCTTTCGGCACGGGTTAAGACCGCCCGTGCCAGATAAGAAGTAATTATCAGGCAATCGTGAGAAGGGAGGGTGCCAGTGGAGCCGCAAACGTTCGATTTCAAGCCTGACGCGCCGAAGCTAAGCAAGGAAATGCAAGCGACGTTGGCTAAGACCGAAGCCGCCCTAAAGCGGATGTGGGAGCGCGAGAAGCAGGAAGCGCAGACGGTCTACGAGATTACGATTCCCGCCCAAACGCTGACCATCGTTGGCAAGGAGCACGCGGAGCACGTCTTGAAGTCACTGAAGGCGATTCGGGTTTCCGGCACCTACCGCGTCACGAAGAAATGAGGTGCGATGAAGACCATTGAGCTTAACGACGGTGACTGGGCACGGCTCAAACGCAAGCTCATGACGCAGAGCGTTGACGATGCCCTGAAGGACTACACGCCGCCCGTCACTCTGACGCACGGAACCGAGTACATCACCTACGAGAAGGAAGGCTACGAAGATGATTCCGAATCTGACAACTGAGCAGCGCCGCGAAAACCTCGAAAAGGCGAAGGCAGCACGCCAGCGCCGCGCCGCGATCTTGAAGGGCGTTGCCGATGGCTCTTACAGCGTGCCCGACGTGCTCAACATGGCTGGCACCGATGACACCGTGGCGCGAATGAAGGTCTTTACACTCATCAAGGCAGCACCGGGCTACGGATTCGCCCGCACGCAGCAGACCATGCGAAAGCTGCACATTTCCGAATCGCGACGCCTTCGCGGTTTGGGAGCTAACCAGCGCGCGGCGCTTGTCGAGCTGTTCGGGGGTGCGCAGTGAGCCTAAACAAGATCACGCTTTCTGGCAATCTTGGCGCAGATGCCGAGCTGCGCTATACGAAGAGCGGAAACCCTGTCGTTTCGTTCTCGCTGGCTGTCAATGAGCGCACGCCGAACGGCGACGGAACATGGGGCGAATATACGAACTGGCCTGATTGCGTCATGTTCGGTAAGCGCGCCGAAGCGCTCGCGCCGTGGCTTCGCAAGGGCAACAAGATTTCGCTTATCGGTCGTATTCACACGCGCAGCTATCAGAAGGACGGCCAGAGCATCAAGCGCTGGGAAGTTCGCGTTGATGACGTGGAGCTGATGCAGTACAAGCGCGACGCACAATCGCCAGCATCAGCGAATGCAGCCGCGCCCGGTCTTGCGATGGCTGCCGGCGACCCATCGCCCGTTGCGTCAGCACAACCGGCAGCGCCAGACCTTTACGACGATGACGTACCGTTTTAGGAGGAAGAAGGATGTTCGGAATCAAGAAGAAGGGCGCAGAGATCAAGCAGCCCGTTTATGTCGTGCTCGTGCCGGAGGTAGCGGCATACGCCAGCGCCGCTTCGTTCCCGGTCGATGCGGTGGGTAAGCTCGTTTTTCTCAATGACACGGTGGAGCATGAGGGAAGCGAATATCAGGTTGTCGCAATGAGCCACCGAAACAAGGTTGTTATCCGCCCGAAGGGTCAGACTTACGGCGGCAAGTGGGTTAAGGCTGGAAGCGTGCGCGTCACGCGTCATGTTCTGGGGGTGCGCTAATGATTGGCAGGAAGCTTCGCGCTAAGAAGGTCAATGAGGGAATCGAGATGCCGCGCTATGCGCATGAGGGCGATGCTGGGCTTGACCTTCGCATTACCGAGACTGTCACGCTCGAACCGATGCAGAAGTGCGTTGTCGGTTGCGGCCTTGCCGTCGAGATTCCGAGCGGTTGCGTGGGGCTGGTGTTCCCGCGCAGCGGCCTTGCGGCAAAGCGGGGCATCACGCTTTCGAATAGCGTTGGCGTTATCGACAGCGGCTATCGGGGTGAGGTCTGCGCGGCTCTCATCAACCAGAGCTACGAGACGGTAACGCTCGAAGCGGGAACACGCGTCTGCCAGCTTGTCGTGATGCCTTACGTGCCGTGCGAGCTTGTGCCGGTCGATGAGCTGAGCGACACCGAGCGCGGCGCGGGCGGCTTCGGCAGCACGGGCGTTGAGTAGGTGACGCGATCTTGAAAGCCAAGGAGTATTTCGAGGGCATCCGCGCCGAGGTGGTGAAGACCGATAAGGCACGGGATATGCTCGAACGCATGAAGGCCAAAGAAGGTGCCAAAGCGCAGAGCTACACGGAGGGGCGCGGGGGCGGTGAGGTTTCCGATGGGTCACTCTCGATATTGCAGCGTATCGACTTCGAAGACAGGTTGCAGCGGCGAATCAACGACGCGCAAGGAATGATTGAAGAAGCGTGCGAACTGCTTTACGGGCAAGACGGACGCGGTGGGCTTGCCAAGCTCAAAGGCACCAGATACGCCGACGCAATCTGCATGGGCTACCTTCAGGCGCAGGAATGGGCGGAGATAGCGGACATTATGCAGTGCTCGCAGCAATGGTGCCGCGAACTATGCAAGGCTGGCTTCGCCTATATCGACCGCGTAGGATGGGCGAAATTGAAGAACGCCTAAGATTGGCACTTGCGTTCACTTTCTGCATTCTGCTAAAGTTCGGTACGGTGGATTAGGTAAGGCCACGGGCGGCAGCGCTCGTGGCCTTTTTGTTTGGGGGTGCGCATGGCTAAGGACTTCTCGCGCGCCTTCTACGCTTCCGCCGATTGGGAACGCGCCAGAGACGCGGCATTGACGCGCGACGCTCACCTATGCCAGCACTGCTTGCAGCAGGGAGAGATCACGCCCGCAGTCATGGTTCACCACATCATCGAGCTTACGCCAGCGAACATCAGCGACCCAAGCATTGCTACCGACCCAAGCAACCTTGTTAGCCTATGCGACCGATGCCATAAGAAGGTGCATGGTTGGATAAGGCAAGGTTCGACGCGACAAGGGCTGGCCTTCGACAGCGACGGCAATTTGATATCGCTTGGCGATTGATTCAAAAACGCAACACAACACAGAGCGACCGCGAGAAAGCGGACGCAAAACCGCAGGTAAACCCGCGAGACAATCCCCCCGGTCTGCAAAACGCAGGTGGTGCCTAGGGCACCAACGCCGGGAGATAATTTCTTGCGCGTGACGGATTTTCGAAAGGGGGTGGTCTTGCGATGACGGCAAAAGTAGGCAATACTTCGAAAGTTTCGCCCGCAGTCGCGGGGAATAGCCCGCCGAAGCGGCGAGTTGCCAAGGAGAAGCGCGTAGAGAGCGAGCTTCGAAAGCTGCGCGAGATCACCAAGGGTGCTATCCCCGATGAGAAGCGAAAAACCGTCATGCCGCTTCTGGCGAACCTCGCTTTTCTGAAGGTCAAGCTTGACGATGCCCGCGCCGATCTGCTCTACGAAGACATTTTCACCGAGTACGACAACGGCGGAGGGCAAACCGGGCTGCGCGAGCATCCCGGCTTCAGCGCTTACAACAAGCTGTTCACCACGTTCTCACGCGGCGTGAAGCAGCTAACCGACATGATGCCGAACGGCACCGCCGCTGCCGACGCGCTCATTGACTTCATCAATGAAACGCGGTACGGCTAGGGCGAAGTCTAAGGGCGGCTCGTGCGAGCGCGCGATACGCGAATACTTCGGCGGCATACTGAGCGGCGAGATCATAGCGTGCGAGAAGATGAAGCAGGTTGCCGCTCATGTCCTGCGCGACATGGACAACACCGACCCGCTCTATCCGTACCACTACCGCGAAGAGTTCGCGCAGAAGCACGTTCGTTTCATCGAAAGCTTCTGCCGCCTACCGTCCGGGCGCTTGGGGCACGATTTCAAGCTAGAGCTTTTCCAACGCGCCATTCTGTCGGTTGTCTTCGGCTTTGTTGATGCCGAGGGCGTGCGGCAATACCGCGAAGTGCTCTGGATTATGGGGCGCAAGAACGGAAAGACCGCGCTTGCGTCTGCGATAGAGCTTGACTTGCTCGTGAACGACGATGAGGGCGCGCCGGAGGTCTACAACGTCGCCACCGCACACGATCAGGCGGCAAAGGGCTTCAACAACGCGTGGCGTATGGTGCTCACAAGCCCTGCGCTTGCTAAACACATCAGAAAGCGCGTGTCAGACCTTTACTGCGACCTGAACATGGGCACCATCAAGGCGCTGAGCGCCAACACGAACCACCTTGACGGTCTGGACATTTCCGGCGCTATCGTTGACGAGCTGGCCGCGATGAAGAACCGCGACCTTTACGACCTTACGATGCAGGGAACGTCCGCCCGCCGCCAACCGCTCGTGTTGGAGATCACGACTAACGGTTTCGTGCGAAACGGCATCTTCGATGCTCAATACGAGTACGCGACCAAATGGCTTGACGGCAAGGCGACAGGCGAGAAGGCAGAGCGCTTCATAGCGTTCATCTTCGAACTTGACGAGCGCGAGGAATGGCAGGACGAAGGCGCTTGGGTCAAGGCTAACCCCGGCCTTGGCACCATCAAATCGCTGTCGGCGCTTCGCCAGAACGTTTCTAAGGCGAAGGACGATGCGACATACCTTCCCACTCTGCTAGTTAAGGACTTCAACCTCATTGAAAACCAGTCTCAGGCTTGGCTTACGTGGTCTGAGATTCACAACGAAGCCACTTTCGACCCCGGCGACGGAACGTTTACGTATGCCGTGCTCGGCGTTGACGCTGCGGATACGACCGACCTTACCGCCGCTTGCCTTCTCATGCAGCGGCCTAACGATCCGAACTTCTACGCGCTGCACATGGCGTGGATTCCGCTTCGCGCGTTGGAGCAAGCGGAGAAGGAGGGGCGGCGCGGGGGGCGCGACGGCGTGCCCTATGACGCGTGGATTGCGCGCGGGCTTATGCGGACGTGCGAAACGCCCATCATGGACAAGCGCGACGTTCTGGATTGGGTGGCCGAGGTTCAGGACAAGTACGGCATCTATGCCGTCTCTTGCGGCTACGACCCGTGGCACATGCGCGACGTGCCGACCGTGGAAGCATACGAAGACTATTTCGGTGCCGACAACCTGCAAAAGGTCATTCAGGGTGCACAAACGCTGTCAATGCCGATGAAGGAGCTTCGAGCGCTCTATAAGGAAGGGCGCATCGTGGACAACGCCAACCCGATTGCCGAATGGTGCCGCTCGAACGTCGCCATTCGAACCGACGTGAACGGAAACATTCAGCCGGACAAGAAGAACCAAGACCCGCGCAACCGCATAGACGCGTGGGCGGCTGAGTGCGACGCGTTCATTGCGATGAAGAACATTGCGGACGATTACCGCGCGATGATAGGAGGTTAGAGTTGAGCAGATCACAACCGTTTCTGCGCTCGCTCTTCGATGCGGTGTTCCACCGTCCGCAGATGCAAGCGGTAAACGGCTATTTCTCCACGTTCACGGCCTATGCCCCGTCGTTCACGACGTGGCAGGGCGGGCTTTACGAAGCAGAGCTTACGCGAAGCATCATCGAGAGCGGCGCAGACCACGCAAGCAAGCTGAAACCGGAGGTTTCCGGCTCTGCTCAGCCTGTCGCCGCGCGTGCTCTCAGGCAGCAGCCTAACCCGTGGATGACCACGCCGCAGTTCATCAAGCGCATTTGGACGATTCTTCAGGTCAACGACACGGCGCTTATCGTTCCTATTGACGCTGGCGACGGCATTACGATTACCGGGTACTATCCCGTGCTGCCGAGCCAGTGCGAAGCATACGACGTTGACGGCGAGCTTTGGCTAAAGCTCACGTTCCCGACAGCCGCCAGCGTGCTTGTCGAGTGGTCGCGCGTTGGCGTGATGACACGCCACCAGTACCAAAGCGATTTGTTCGGCGACGGCACGAACGTTCTTCAGCCGACGCTAGAGCTCATGCACGCTCAGAACGAAGCTGAGCAGTCGGCTATCAATCAGGGCGCGGCAATCCGCTTCATCGGCAAGCTGAGCCAGAACCGCAATGAAGGCGACCAAGAGCGAGCGCGAAAGGCGTTCAACGCTCAGCTTTCCGCTGACAACGCGGGAGGAATCGCCGTCTATGACAAGCTGTTTTCGGACGTTGAGCAGATCACGCCGACAAGCTACACGGTCGATGCGGCGCAGATGGAGCGAATCGAGAAGAGCGCTTACCGCTTCTTCGGCTCCAATGAGGATATCGTTACGAACTGCGCGGACGAAGACACCTTCAACAGCTACTACGAAGGCCGCATCGAGCCGTTCGCTGTTCAGCTCGGCTTCGTTATCACGTCCATGACATACACGGCAAACGAGATAGCGCACGGAAACTCAATCATGTTCAGCGCGAACCGCCTAGAGTTCGCCAGCAACACGACGAAGCTTAACGTTTCCGTCGCGCTGTTCGACCGTGGCATCTGGAACGGCAATCAGGTAGCCGATGTGTTCCAGTCCCCGCACTACGAGGGCGGAGAACGCCACGTTATACGCGGCGAGTATATCGACCTTGCACTCATCAGTGAGCACACGGCGGAACAGGCGGCACAAGCCGCAGAGACGAACGCGAACATAGCCGCAATCGACGCGAGCAGCGGCTACGGCGACAAGAAGGAGGTAGACGATGCCAGCGAAACCGAGTGAGCGGCAATACCGTTCCCTTGCCGTGCCGCTCAACGTGCGGGCGGCTGACGGCGCAACCAAGAAGCGGTTCGACACGGAATACTACGTTGAGGGCTACGCTTCGACATTCAACGACCCATACGTTCTGTTTGAGGATTTCGACGGCACAAAGTATATCGAGGTTATCAGCCCTGATGCCTTCCGCGAAGCGGACATGAGCGACGTTATCCTTCAGTTCGACCATGCGGGCAGGGTGTACGCCCGTATGAGCAACGGGACGCTCATTGTGGAGCCGGACGAGCACGGGCTTTTCATCGCCGCCGACCTGTCGCGCTCTCAGGGCGCGCGCGATCTCTTCGAAGAGATAAAGGCCGGTCTTATCACGCGCATGTCATGGGCTTTCACGGTCGCGGCAGACGAATACGACCGAGAGACGCACACCACGACCATTACGCGCGTCAAAAAGGTTTTCGACGTGTCCGCCGTCAGCCTTCCGGCTGACCCGAACACCGAGATATCAGCAAGAAACCTGCTCAACGGAGCGATTGAGCAGTCGCGCAAGGAGCTTGCGCGCCGTAAGAGTGCCCTTGCCGTTGCGAGGGCGACACTGGCAATCGCCAAGAGCAGAAAGGTTTAGAACGATGGACGAAATGACTATGGATGACCTGCTTAACGAGCTTCAGGGTCTTGTCGATAAGTACAAGGCCGATGACGGCACCGACACCGAGCCGACCGAGCAGGACGCAGAGCGCATGAGCGCGCTTACCGCCGAGATCGAGAAGCGCAACGCCGCCGCCGCTCAGCGCCGCGACAGCCACACCGCGACCGTTGCAGCCGCGCGCGCCGCTATCGAGAACGGCACCGCCCGACGTGTCGATTCCGTGCCGCTGGGGACTTCCGCGAGCGCTCGCGGTGCTCTTCCGCAGGTGCGCGACACCACCGACTACAACGCCGCCGCCCGCCGCGCGTGGGTGAAGGACATTGCCAGCCGTTCCGGCGTGCAGCTCATCGGTGGCACCGAGCTTACGCAGGTTGAGCGCGACGCGTACAACCACCTTATCGAGCAGCGCACGGCGTTTACGCATCTGACCAGCAACACCGATGCGGTTATCCCCGTCGAGCTTCAGACGCAGATTTTCACGCTGATTGACAACACGGCTGTTCTCTACGGCGACATCCACAAGGACAACTTCCCGCATCAGTTCGAGCTTATCCGCCATAAGAGCATCACGAATGGCGACGCGGCGAAGACCGATGAGGGCGCAGCGCCCACCGATGAGGAGCAGAACGAGTTCGACACCATCACCCTTACGGGCGAGGAGATCAAGAAGACCGTCAAGATGAGCCGCAAGATGGCGGTTCAGTCTATCAGCGGCTTTGAGCAGTACATCGTTAACGAGACTGGCGCGCGCCTTGCCGTCGCCGCCAACGCGCGTGTCCACGCCAAGACGGTTGACGGCACGCTCGGCATGGATTCCGGCAACAAGATTAACTGCGCCACCGCTGGCACCCTGAAGAAGGCTGATATCACCAAGCTTCTTGGCATGCTCTACACCTACAGCAACCCTGTGCCGAAGGGCTGCATTATCTACGCCAACGGCAACACCATTTGGAACCACATTGCTATGGTCGAGGATGCCAACGGGCGCTCTTACTTCGTGGACGAGAAGACCGAAGACCCCGCCGTTGAGGGGCATATCTTCGGCAAGCTCGTAAAGCGCGACGATTCGATGGCGGACGGTATCATCAAGGCGGGCTATCCCGACCTGTTCCGTGGAAACATCTTCGACGGCGTGGACATTACGCCCTACGTCGAGCCGGGTACGCAGAAGCGCTGCTTTGACGGATACCTGCTCTTCGACGGCGGGCTTGTCGTGCCTAAGTCTTTCGGCCAGCTCACCATCGGCACCGCCGTTAAGGCTTAGGAGGTGCCGCATGGCAGAGAAGCCGACGCTGCTTGACGCGTGCCGCGAAGCGCTGAGGATTCCCGCCGAATGCACCGACTTTGACGCTGAGATCGAAGACCTCATCGAAGCCGCCCGCGCCGCGATGCGCGCGGGCGGCGTTGCCGAGAAAGTAGCCGCCGACGATTCGAACAGCACGGTTCGGCTCGCGGTGAAGGTCTACTGCAAGGCGAACTTCGGCATGGACAACCCCGATGCCGACCGCCTTACTCAGAGCTTCGACGATCTGCTAACCATGATGCGCGGCAGCTCGGAGTTCGGGGGCGCGTCATGAGCATGTGGGCTGGCACGTGCCAGCTCATCGCTAAGACCGTCAAGAAGGACGAATACGGCGTGCAGCAGACGGAGGAAACAAAGCGAAAGGTGTTCTGCAACGTCTTCTCTATGGGCGATGCCGCCTACTACGCCGCCGCTGCCGCTGGCATTCACCCCGAAGCAGTGTTGCAGATTCGAAAGAGCGCCTACAACGGAGAGCGGCTAGTCGAGTTCGACGGCGCGCGGCTCACGGTCGCGCGCGTTGACAGGTCAAGCCCCGACTTCGTGCGCCTGACGCTCGCTGAGGTGGTGGGCGACCGTGGCTGAGCAGAGCATCGAGCGGTTCATAAGCAGCTGCATGAAAGAGTGCGTGGAAGACAACGTTTCCGCGCTCGCGGAGAACTCGGCGGAAGCCGGAAAGCGCGCGGTGAAGCTACTGAAACAGAAGAGCAAGGTTCGCACCGGCGCTTACAAGAAGGGCTGGAAAGCCGACGTTAAGACCGACGAGACGGGCACCGAATGCACGGTGCACAACCGCGTTTACCAGCTCACGCACCTTCTGGAGAACGGGCATGCCATAAAGAACCAAACCGGAAAGTATTACGGCGATGTTCCCGGCGACGGCGTTATCAGGGAGGTTGCAGACCAAGTGGCGCGAGAGTTCGCGGAGATGGGGGGCGACGGACGATGATTGAGCTAAAGGCGCTCTGCGGTGTTCTCGATTCTCTCGGCATCCCGTGGGCTAATCAGCGCTTCGCTGACGGAGAGGAACCGGCACCGCCCTTCATCTGCCTTGTCGCCGGATACAACGAAGCGGCCTACGCGGACAACAACACCTACCTATCGTGGATGCCCTACGATATCGCGCTCTACACGCGGCACCGGGACTACGCGACCGAGAAGCGCATACGCGCCGCACTCGAAGCCGCCGAGTGCCCTTACACGCTTGGCATCACAGAGATTGATTCAGAAGAGCTTACCGAAGCGGCGTTCACCGTGAACGTCGCCGAGAGTTAGGAGAGACCAAATGGCACGAAACGGATTCTTCGGCGTGAAGAACTCGCATTTCGCGATCTGCACCGACGAAGACGCACTTACCTACGAAGACCCCGTGCATGTCGCGGGAACCGTAGCTATCAGCATGGAGCCGACCGTTGAGACGGCAACGAGCTACGCCGACAACGAGCCGTGGCTTGACAAGCAGCAGGACAACGGCGGCTCTGGAACCATGAGCTTCTACGACACCGAGAGCACCGCCGAGCTGCGGCAGCTCATCGCAGACCTCGTGGGCTACGAGATCGCGCAGGACGGGCGAACCATCCTGAGCGCAGACCGAACGCCTAAAAAGTTCGCCTTCATGTGCGAGCAGCCGGGGCACGTGCTCGGTCGCCGCCGCTGCCTTCTCATGTGCCAGCTCTCGAAGCCGACGCAGGAGCTTAACACCATTCAGGATACGCCGGAGATTACGCAGCTCGATTACCCGTTCACGTGGCGACCCGTCACCATCCCGAGCACCGACATTCGCACGAGCGGCTATGACAGCTTCACCGGGCTTGCCGATTACGGCACCTTCTTTGATGCGGTCGATATCGAGCTTGCGCACAAGACCACGACCGAGTAGGAGGTTGCGAATGGTTATCAAGGTTGGCGAAAATGAGTTCGAAGCGACCTTCAACGCGTTCACGCCGATTGCCTATTCTCGATGTTTCAATGAGGTTGTCGAGGGCGGCAGGAAGCGCCCGAAGGACATTGCGGATGCGGTTTCCAAGATCGCCGGTTCTCTCATGACTAGCGACGTGCCCGCTATCGTCCCGCTTCTCGAAATCTTCTACGCGTGCATCAAGACCGCAACGCCGAAGTTCGATACCGGATTCGATGAGTGGGTTTCTTCCTTCCCATCGGACGCGTACAACTTGGAGCGCAGGGACGGTTGGGCTTCCGACGTGATGCGCATTGTCGAGGACAACTTTTTTCCAAGCGCCGCGAAAGATGCAGTGGAAGCCGAGGGAGCCGAAAAGGCCAGCCCCGCCGCTTCCAAGTAACCTGCAAGACGCGTGCGACGCGCGATACATCTACAACTGCCAGCAATGCGGACTGACGCTCTCAGACCTTCAGATGATGAGCTACCGGCAGGTTAAAGACCTTCTGGAGATTAACGCGTTCTACGCCGACGCTGCGGCGCACTACGACGAGGACGAGAAGGCGCGCAAGGCCGAAGTCGCGTTCTGGTCATGACATGAAGTGAGTTCTTGACGGCAGCGCACCCGCGAGGGCGCGTTGCTTCAAGCACTCATGGGACTTTGACAACCGAAGAGGGGTGATTACGTGGCGGTCACTTACAAGGGGCTTGTTATCAAGTTCGGCGGCGATACGACCGAGCTTCAAAGCGCCCTGAAGAAGGTTCAGCAGGCATCGCGCGACACCCAAAGCGATTTGCGCGATATCAACAAGGCGCTGAAGTTCGACCCCGGAAACACCGAGCTGCTAGAGCAGAAGGTAAAGGCGCTCAACTCTGCCTACGGCGAGACGAAGCAGAAGCTTGATGCTTACAAGCAAGCGCTCGCGCAGTTGGAGAGCAAGAAGCAGAGCGGCGCGCAGCTCACGGCTCAGGAGGAACGGCAGTACGACAGCCTGAAGCGCGCGATCATGCAGTGCGAGCGCCAGCTTGACAGCTACGGCAGCGAGCTTGCGGACACGGCGCGCGAAGCGGACGCATCGCGCACGGCGCTTTACAAGGTTGGTCAGACCATCGAGGACAACGCCGACAAGCTTTCAAACGCCGGGTCTAAGATTTCAAGCGCGGGAACGGCATTGTCTGGCGGCATCATCGGTGCGGCTGGCGCGCTTACCGGCCTTGCATCGAGCCAAGAGGAAGCGATACAGCAGAGCGGGCAGCTCGAAACGGCATGGGTGAGCGCTGGCGGCACCGCCGAGCAAGCATCTTCGACCTATGCGAGCTTCTACCGCATCCTTGGCGATTCTGCATCTGCCACGGAAGCGAGCCAGAACCTAGCGCGCCTGACAACCAACGAGCAGGAATTGCAGCAGTGGACGGACATTGCCGCTGGCGCTTACGCGACATTCGGCGACGCTCTGCCGCTTCAGAACTTGGCGGAAGCAGCGCAGGAGACGGCGCACACGGGCACCGTCACTGGCGGTCTTGCCGACGCTCTCAACTGGTCTACGGCATCAGCCGAGCAGTGGAGCGCCGCGCTGTCCGGTCACTCTTCGGCTCAGGCCGCTTTCAATCAGGCGGTCGCCGAGGGTCAGACAAAAGAAGACGCTTTTAACGCTGCTCTTGCCGCGTGCGGAAGCGAGCAGGAGCGGTCGCAGCTCATCACCGAGACGCTTACCGGGCTTTACGCGGACGCGGGACGGCAGTACCAAGAGACGAACAAAGACCTTCTCGCTTCGCGCGACGCGCAGAACGAGATGAACCAGAGCATGCAGGAACTCGGCGAAGCGGCCTTGCCCGTCAAGACCGCCGTTACCGAGATCGGCACGAGCCTTCTTAACACGCTCGCGCCCGCGCTCGAAGCCGTCACGGGCTGGTACAAGAACCTGTCGCCAGAGCAGCAGACGCTTGTTAACAACCTCGCTCTAGGAGCCGTCGCCTTCGGCGGCGTGACAACCGCCATTGGTAAGACGATGGAGGCCGCAGATGGAGTGGGAAGCGCCTTCAAGACCGCTGGCGAGCTTTGGGGCGGCGCTAAGAAGCTCATGGGTGACACGGGCTTTCTAAGCAAGATCGGAACCGGCTTCTCTAACATCGTCACCAAGGCGGGCGGTCTGGGAAGCATGCTCACCGGCACGCTTTCTAGCGGCTGGACGGGCTTTACCGGGCTTATCGCCGCTCACCCTATCGGCCTTGGCGTTGCCGCCGTGTCAGCCGCCGTCGCTGGCCTTACGTGGTTCTTCACGCAGACCGAGACGGGCAAGCAGATGTGGTCTGACTTCACCGGCTGGATTTCTGAGAAGTGGCAAGCCGTGCAGGATTTCTTCGCTGGCGTGCCTGAGTTCTGGGGCGGAATCTGGGAGCAGGTCAGCACCGGCGTTTCAGATTTCTGCACCGGCGTTGGCGAGAAGTGGGAGCAGTTGAAGCAGGGCGCTTCCGACACTTGGGAGAACATCAAAACCGGCGCTTCTAACGCTTGGAACGACCTTAAAACCAACGTCGGGAACCTCGCGCAAGGCGCGGTCGATACCGTGTCTAACTGGTGGAACAACCTAACCGGCAACACCGATTCGGCATTCGGGAAAATCGCTTCCACGGTGCAGAACGACATGAACACCGCGAAGACGGTTGGCAGCTCTGCGGCTGGCGCTCTGCAAGCCGCGATGAACGGCGACTGGGAGACGGCGAAGAGCCAAGCGGCAAACGCCTTCAACGCGATTAAAGACAACATCGGCTCGAAGCTTGACGCTGCCGAGAGCACGGCGGTTAGCATCGCAGACCGAATCGGCGACAAGCTGGGATTTCCCGGCCTTGGCTCGAAGGTGCAGGGCGTTTTCAACAGCATTCGGGGCTTCATAGAGAATCCTATCGAAAGCGCATGGAACGCGATTTCGAGCATTCCGCAGAAGATCATGAACGCCTTCGGCGGAATCAAGATAAGCATTCCGAAGCCGAAGCTTCCGCACTTCAACGTGAGCTGGAACGAGTTCGGCCCGATTTCACTACCGAGCGTGAGCATCAGTTGGTACGCGCGCGGCGGCTACTTCGATGAGCCTTCAATCGTCGGCGTTGGCGAAGCGGGCGGCGAGTTCATCGCGCCTGAGAAGCAGTTGCAAGGCTTCATCGAGACTTCGGTAAACCGCGCCTTCTCGCGGTTCGCCGACACGCCGAGCCAGCCCGTTAACGTCGCCGTGACGGTTTACGCCACGGTCGCTGACGGCGTGGACGCATACGAGACAGGCCAGCAGATCGGTGCTGGCATCGCAAGCAAGCTGAAGCAAAGGGGGGTGCCAGTTGCAACTTAGACGGACTAGGAACCAGCACGACCGAATCATCTTCAACGGCACCGACCTATCGAAGCTGGTTTACTGCAAGGTGCGCCGCCCCATCATGGCGACCGTCAACGCGACGTTCGAGAGCGTGCCGGGGCGGCATGGCGAGGTCTTCAAGAGCGCCTACCGTGGCGGCTACGACCTCCCCGTTGAGATTTGGCTTAGGACGGAAGACCGCCGCGAGGTCGCGGAGATGCGGCACAAGCTCGCGGCGGCTCTCTGGACTGACGAACCCGCGCCGCTCTACCTTCCCGATGACCCGACGCGCTACCTGCTTGCAATCGTGAGCGGCAGCACCGACCTTGACGAGATCACCGACGATTGCCCGACTACAACCGTGACTTTCCATATCGGCGACCCCGACTATTACGGACAGCGCCGCCGCATGGAGGTTTCGGCGGGCAACGTCTACGTAAACGCTGGCGGCAACCGACCCGCATACCTGAAGGTCACGGCGAAGCCCGCCGCTGGCAGCGCGTGGAGGATTACGAACGTCGATACCGGCGAGTTCGTGGCAATCAACACCGCGCTTACGTCTTCGAGCACCATACGGCTTGACATGGCGACCGAGCACGCGACGGTAAACAACCAGACCGCGCCGGTAACGATTGATTCGGATTACTTCGAGATCAACGGGCGCTGCCACCTGAACATCACCAACGGCACCGCGATTCTTGAGTGGGTGGAACGATGGCTTTAGTTAGACGTATCGGCTTCACCCGCTTCAACCGATGGGGCGACAATCTGGGGCGGCTCACGGTGAGCGCCGCGACGCACACCGACGCGCTGGACGGCACCGACGAACTCAACATCACGTGCGCCGAAGACCTCGTGAAGGGCGACCGCATAGTCTGGATTGACCTTCAGGGCGTGTGCCACGAACACATCGTTGACACCATCGACCGCGTACACGACGATGACGGCGCGCCAGAGACGCAAGCGGTCTGCATCAACTCGGTTAACGAGACGTGGGATGACTGGCTGGACGATAAGCGGCCTTCTGGCAGCGTGTCGGTAGCCCTCGCGTCAATCCTCGCAGAAACGCGCTGGGAGGTTGGCGCGTGCGATCAGGGCGGCAGCGCTTCGCGCACCTTCTACCATGAGAGCGTGCGCGAGGGCTTGGCCGGAATCATCGAGGCATGGGGCGGCGAGCTTGAAACGCTCATCGTCCACGACGGCGCGGGCATCGTTAGCCGCCGCGTGGGAGTGCGCGCCAAGCGCGGAAACCAGAGCAGCGCAAAGCGGTTCACGTGGACTAAAGACCTCGTTTCCGTCAAGCGCTCGGTTGCGAGCGACAACCCGAAGACGCGCGTATACGGCTACGGCAAGGGCGTTGAGACGGAGAGCGGCGGCTACGGTCGCCGACTCACTTTCGGCGACATTAACAACGGCAAAGATTACGTGGAGGATGCCGAAGCTACTACCGTTTGGGGACACCCTGACGGCGAGGGCGGCATTCTGCCCGCCGTCGCGTCATACGTCAACGAGCAGTGCGAGGACGCGGCGCAGCTCTTGCAGGAAACGAAAGACTACCTAGAGCAAGTGAAGGAGCCGAAAGTAACCTACACCGCTTCGGTCATCGACCTATACGCCTTCGGGCGCTCGTGGGAGGGCGTGGGCGTTGGCGATGACGTGGCGATCATCGACAAGGGCTTTTCTGCCGAGGGCGTGCGCCTTCATGGCCGCGTGTCTCAGATTGAGCGCGACTTGCTCACCGGCGACGCGACTGTGACGTTCGGCACGCTGACTGACACGATGGCCGACATGTGGCAGAGCGTCAACAGCGCCCTGAAGAGCAACAGCCAGCAAAACGCGCTCTACGACGCTGCGGCTGGCACGTCGGTATCGTGGCTGATTCAGCTTCAGCAAGCGATCAACGCTCAGTTCAACGCGGTTGGAACCTACCATGTCGAGACGTTCGAGCTGGGCGAGATTTGGAGCAACGTACCGCTGAACCCCGAAACGGGTTTGCCGGTCAAGGCGACCGCCGACATGTGGGCTATCAACGTCAACGGTCGCGGTCAGCGGTTGGCTGCTGGCCTTACGTCAGACGGTCAATGGGATTGGCGAACGTTCTTCACTGGCGGCATGGTTACTGCCGACGTTATCAACGCTGGAACCATGAAGGCTGACCGCGTGCGCGCCGGTCTGCTGACCGACGAGAAGGGAAACAACTTCTGGGACTTGACCAGCGGCGAGTTCTCGCTTTCCGCTGGCGCGAAACTTGGCGACACGAGCGTTGAAGACCTTTTCAGCGGTCTTGACGAACTCGATAAGACGATGGACGGCATAGCCGAAGACGGAATCATAACGGAAGCAGAGCACGCGGCGGTATCTAAGATTCTGCAAACCGTGGAAAAGGAGAGCGAAGACCTCGAAAGCGAGTACAACAGCCTATACAACAGTTCGTATCTCGATGCGCAGTTCAAGGCTGTTCTTCGGACGCAATACGAAGCGGTGTTCAGTGCTAACGGAACTCACGGGAAGTTGCTTCTGAGGATTCAGAACGTTCTTGACACCACGACCGCAGAAGAGCTTTACGACGCTATGCAGCTCTACGAAATTGCTTACAGCGACTATGCCGCCAGCATCAAGACGTACAACTCTGCGGCGCGCCAAGCAAGCAACATGATTGAGCAGAAACAGGCGCAAGACAAGGTGGACGCGTTAGACGATTCACTCACGCAACGCGATGTTTTCAATCGCTTGACGAACAACGGCGCTACGCAGGGAATCTATCTCAGCGGGGGCAAAGTCTATATCAATGCCACCTACATTGAAACGGGCATCATCAGTGACAGATACGGTCGCAGCACGTGGAACCTCAACACCGGTTCGCTTACGACAAACTACATGACGGCAAACAATATCGACGCTAACGGTACGTTCGAATGCGGTTCTGCTTCAAACCTCATCCATCTTGCCAGTGGCGAGATTACAGGCTACGAAGACGGAACGCAGATCGGGACTATCGACTTCTCAGCGCACATGCGAAACGTTAGCACCGGGAAGCTAACGACCGGTCTTCAGTTGACGGGAAACCAGCATATACGAATCACCACGCCGCTTATTTCCGCCGCTGCATCTAGCAGCGAGAGCACCACGACAACGCATGCGATCACGAAAGAATGCACGCTGCATTACATCAGCAAGATTCAGGATGACGGCGACGGCACGATTACATGGTGGAACGCAACGCGAAGCATCGACTTTGTAGACGGCTTCTGCACGGTATGCAACTTCGACTAGGAGGAACGATGAGCAAGACCCTTTATCACATGCTGCACGACCCGATAGGCAACTGCGAAGCGATGGTGACCGAATACGACGAAGAGCTTATCAACCGCGCCGCGAGCAACGGAATGATTTTCATTGCAGTTGACGAAGACGGAAACCGAACCGTCGTGCAGCCGGAAGACGTGAAGGAGCCAATCAACGACGATCAGCCCTTCACGCTCGTTCAGCCCTTGTACGTCGATGACCGCATGAAGGCTGTTGTCGATGTGTTCGACGCTCTGGCCGCGAGCGTGCCAGCCGTCGCAGCGAGCGCTGACGTGCAGCCCGTGTCTAGCAAGGCGCGAGCTGCTATGAGCTTCGCCGAAGCGCTCGAAGCCCTCCGCGCGCTCGCATACGGCACCGTCGAGGAAGGCGGCGAGTGATGAACAACACACGGACGCTTGAACTCGATATCTCGAAGGAGGGCGCGGGAACCTGCATCAAGGTTGGTCAGGGCGACGATGGCGGAACGACCATCAAGGCGCTTGTCTACGACAACGGCGCTGAGTTCTCGCTTTCCGGCGCTACGGCATGGCTTGTCGTTCTGCTGCCTAACAAGCGGAACTACTATCGCGGCCAGTGCTCGGTGAGCGGCAACGCCGCCACGATCACGGTTGACGAATCAAAGCTTTGCAGCGTTTCCGGTTACACCGACGAAGCATATTTCACGATCACGAAGAGCGGCAAGACCTATTCGACAGAGCGCTTCGCAATCGAAATCCTGCGCAGCGCTCTTGACGGGCAGCAGCCCGCGCAGAACTGGGACGATGCCGTGCAAGACCTCATCGACCGTGGAGAGACGGCGGTAAAGAACGCAAACAGCGCCGCGAGCGCGGCGAACACCGCCGCTGACAAGGCCAACACTGCGGCGAGCACAGCCAACAGCGCCGCGAAGAACGCGAATGACGCGGCAGATGCCGCCAACACCGCCGCATCAGCCGCCAACACGGCAAAGCAGAACGCGGACGCTGCTACCACGGCTGCGAACAACGCCGCATCAGCCGCCAACACGGCAAAGCAGAACGCCGACAAGGCGACCGCAAGCGCCAACGCCGCCGCGAGCGCGGCGAACACCGCAGCCGCGAGCGCGAACGCCGCTGCGGCGGCTGCAAACGGCGCGGCAGAGGATGCCACAGCAGCCGCGCAGAACGCGCTTAACATCGCAAACTCTATCGCGGCTATCGAACCGCCGTCAGATGACGAGGTGCAAGAGCTGCGCGACGAGAACGCGACGCTTGCGACAGCCCTTGTCGAGCTTCAGGACGGCTACATAGTCCTTGGAGAAACGGCGTACATGCCCACCAACAGACGCACCGCACTTTCTAGCGAGACCGTAACCGTCGCTCAGGCGACCGTGAGCGGCGAGACGGCGACGCTCAACTAAGGAAGGAGAAAAGCAATGGCCGACTTGTCGAAGTTCTCTATCGGCGGAACCGCCTACAATCTGAAGGATTCTTCTGCACGCAACAAGGCGAACGCCGTAACGACTGCCGAGGAATACGACCGACAGCACAACACAAACTCTTACGCTGGGCGCTCGCTCGCTTCGGTCTTCGCAAACGAGATCGTGAGCACCGACGTTTACACATGGCTTCGGAACCGCGCTCGAAGCGCCAACTTCGCCGGTCTTCGCATCGGCGATTACATCGACGTTCCCATCACGGCGGGCGCTAACGTTCCGTCGCAGACGGTGCGCTACCGCATCGGCGCTATCGACCACTATTACCAGTGCGGCGACACAGCGAAGGGGCACCATATCGTCATGGTGCCGCTCGCGCCCGTGAGCGTCACCGGAGACAAGGCATCAAACACCAGCTATCTTCAGTGGCGAGATACGAACGACAACAACGGTACCGCCGATGAAAAGCACCCTTACTTGGTTTCGAAGCTGCACGACTGGGAAATCAACGACTTCCTGCCAGCGCTGCCGACCGCGCTTCAGAACGCGATCATGGCGCAGCGCGTGCTTCTCGAAGAGCGCTATTCGTCTTCGGGAAATCTCACAGAAGCGAGCGGTTGGAGCTGGGCAGACTTGGGCAAGATTTGGTCGCCCTCAGAGATGGAGGTTTACGGGTGCCCGGTCTGGGGAAGCAAGGGCTACTCTGTCGGCTTCGATAGTCAGTTCCCCATCTTCACTGACACCGCAAGCCGCATCGCGGGCGGTCGCGTCAATTGGTGGCTGCGCTCCGTCATGGGCGGGTCTTCGTCCAACGCGTGCAATGTCAACAGCAACGGCAATGCCAACAACAATGCCCCGACGAACGACTGGATACGCCCCCTGCCGTGCTTCCTCCTAGGCTGATAAAATCAGCCGTACTAGGTACTGGTCTGGCGCATGCCTTGCGCATGCGCCTTTGCTTCCCCGCGCGAAGCGCGGGCGAAGCAATTTTCAAAAATCACGGAGGGGGGGATGTTGAAAATTGAGCGGCGTATATGTGCGGAACCGCAACCTAAGCTCGTTCGAGTATTTCAACACTGCTGTTTCGATTCGAAACGACGTGACGCGTCTTGTGGCTTCGTCGGCGGTGCCGAAGTCTTATCGCTTCATCCTCGCCGTCCCCATGGCGGAGACGGCGCGAAGCTTGGTGTTCAATCTGGTTAAGGCTGATGCCTTCTACCCGAACACGGCTCGCAACGTCGAAGAGCGAAAGCATTACATGACGCTTGCGATAGCGGACTTGCAGCAGCTATACCAAGACCTGCAATGCCTTATGGCTATGAATCTGCCGGTGAAGGTCGCGCGGTTCGAAGCGATATCAGAGAGCATAGAGAGCGACATAAAGCTGATAAAGGGCGCTCGCGCGGGCGTGAAGCTCATTGGGAAGGGGTAAAATGGTCGCGCGTTGTCCCTTGGAAATCATCGCGTCAATTGGTGGCTGCGCTCCGTCATGGGCGGGTCTTCGTCCAACGCGTGCAATGTCAACAGCAACGGCAATGCCAACAACAATGCCCCGACGAACGACTGGATACGCCCCCTGCCGTGATTCCCAAGCCTTGCCAGACCGTGCGGCCATAAGCGCCGCGCGCCGTGCATTTGAGGAAGGAAGGGGCGACCGTCGGGCGCAAGCCCGTAAATATGCACCCCGCGACGGTTGCCGTTCGCTGCTTGCATGGCGCGGTTCTCGGCTTCCGACCGCGTTTCATGGTCAACCGTCAAGCGGCTGCTGGATGCCGGTTGCGAGCCGCGCGGGGTGCCCTCATGAACTCTGAAGAGCGCAGGGCTGCGCGACGCGCAAGGCGCGATGCCAAGCGAGCGGAGAACCGGACTAGGCGCATCGAGGGATGCACGCTAGAAGCCGTCGCCGACCTCGATAACCTATACGATGCCGCCAACGGCGCTGCCGCTGGCGTTCGCTGGAAATCGAGCGTGCAGCGATACATGGCACGCGTAGTTCCAAACATCATGAGGGCGCGGCGCGACCTTCTCACGGGTGCCGACTTCCGACGCGGCTTCATCGAGTTTGACTTGTTCGAGCGCGGCAAGCTTCGTCACATCTGCTCTGTCCACTTCTCAGAGCGCGTCATACAGAAGTCTTTGAGCCGTCACGCCCTCGCGCCCGCGATCTGGCCTACACTCACCGAGGGATGCGCCGCGAACGTCAAAGGGCGCGGCACAGACTACGCGATTCGCCGGATGAAGCGCCAGCTTGTCGAGCACCACCGAAAGCACGGAACGGAAGGCTACATCTTGCAGGTCGATTTCGCGGACTACTTCGCAAACATCGACCACGACGCTTGCAAGCGCCTTATCGACCGCGCCATTGACGATGAGCGCGTTAAGCGCGTCATGAGCGACCAGATAGACGCTCACGGCGTGCGTGGCTTGGGTCTTGGCAGCGAGCCGAACCAGATTCTAGCCGTCGCCCTGCCGTCGCCCATCGACCATCTGATGCTGTCCCTTCCGGGCATCTTGGCGAGCGGGCGATACATGGACGATAGCTATTGCATCGCGCTTGAAAAGCAGACGCTTTGGGACGCTCTTTCGCGTATCGAAGCGCTCTGCGACGATCTGGGAATCATCATCAACAGCAAGAAGACGCGCGTTGTGAAGCTGACGCGCGGCTTCGTGTTCCTGAAGAAGAGGTTTTCATATGGCGAGGGCGGAAAGGTTGTCGTTCGCCCGTGCCGTTCCTCCGTGACGCGGCAGCGGCGAAAGCTGAAGAAGCAAGCCGCGCTGGTCGCCCAAGGGATTATGACCGTCGAGCAGGTCAACCAATCCTACCAGTCGTGGCGCGGAAGCATGAAGCGCCTTTGCGCTCACGAGACGGTAAAGCGCATGGACGCGCTATACAAGGAGCTTTTCGGCTGAGGAAGCCGACATAGCAAGGTATCGAAGCCCTCGCATTCGCGGGGGCTTTTTTGTTGCGAGAGAAAGGGGAACATATGGCATTCACCGAAGAGGAAGAGGGCAAGCTTCGCGCGATCATCGCCATTTTCGACGGTCAAGCGCCGTCGCTCTCTAGCGACGTGGCGGCGAAGTGCCCCGCGCTTTTCGCGGCGTGGGACGGCGACGGCCACGCCTACGCCGAGGGCGAGCGCGTGAGCTTCGAGGGCGTGCTTTACACGTGCCTTCAGGCGCACACTTCGCAGTCCGATTGGTCGCCCACGGCAGCGCCGAGCCTTTGGGCGAAGGTGCTTGAAGCCGGAACGCCCGACACGCCGACAGAGGAAGTGCCCGAATGGGTGCAGCCCGATTCTACGAATCCCTACCCGCTCGGTGCCCGCGTCAAGCACAACGGCAAGGTCTGGGAATCCCTCGTTGCAAACAACGTCTGGGAGCCGGGGGCTGTCGGCACAGAAACCGTCTGGCGAGAGGTGACGGAGGGCTGACGTGGCGGAGAGCGTTTTAGACCATGCAGCGGCCTTCGGTGCCGAATGGTTCTTCGCGTTCCTCGTTGCTATCGGTTTCGGAATACTCGCAAAGCAGTTGCTTAACGAGTACCAGCGCAACAACGAGCGCAAGGCAGAGCTTGAAGAGCGAAACGCGGCGCGGCAGGCAGAACTAGAGCTGAAGCGCGAAGAGCGCAAGCGCGACGAACTCAACGAGCGCGCGCAGCGCGACCGCGAGCGCTCGGAAATGGAAGGCCGCATCGCTGCTCAGATGGAGCGTAGCAACAACATTTCGGAAGGGCTGCAAGCCGCTATGGAATCTCTCAGGGCTTCCACGGCGGCGCTGCACGACGAAATCAGGGAATCGCGCGAGCACTCGCACGACATGGCAAACAAGGTCGATCACATCTACGACCGCGTAGACCTCATCTATGAAAAGGAGAACTGAAATGATTAACTTCACCGCACGAATCAAGAACAAGACGTTTTGGCTGACGCTCATTCCTGCCGTCCTGCTGCTCGCGCAGGTGGTCGCCGCCCCGTTCGGCTACCAGTGGGATTTCGGCGTTCTGAACGAGCAGCTTGCGGCGATCATCAACGCGCTTTTCGCGGTGCTTGCAATCTTGGGCATCGTGACCGACCCGACCACGGCTGGCGTTGGCGATTCCGCGCAGGCGCTCACCTACACCGAGCCAAAGCGCGATGAGTAGGCTAAAGGCTGTCGCCCTCGTGCTTTCCGGCGCGCTCGCGTCAATGCTCTTCTGCGGCTGGCTCATCGTCGGCCATATCGAGAGCGACGCGGGCGCGCTCGCTGAAGCGCGCGAAGAGGGCTACGCGGCGGCTGAGGAAGACCGCCTTGCAATCGTGGTCGATAGGCCGATTGCAGAGGGTAACAGCATGCCGCTATGGCTTCAGACCGACCCGCAATGGGACTACATACCATATGCGGGCGGCACCATCGGCGACCACGGCTGCGGCCTTACATGCGCCGCTATGGCTGTCAAATACATGACGCTTCAGGACATTACGCCGCTCACGCTCGCATCGTTCGTGGGTGACACGTGCCTTACCGATGGCGTTAACGACCCCGGCAAGTTCTGCGCGTGGATTGCCGAGCATTACCCGGAATACGGCATCGAGAGCACGCCGATTTCTTACGATCTCGCACCCGTCCTTCAAAACGTGTCCGATGGGTGGCTTGCCTTCGCTGGCATGAGCGGAACGCTCGGCGATAGGGACTACGGCGGGCACGTCGTGCTTATCTGGCGCGCCGACGATGACGGCTACTGGATACGCGACCCGGCGAGCGCTGGGAACTCAGCGCGCGCCTTCACGCTCGAAGAGCTAGAGCAGGTCGATTTTCATTACTTCTACTGCATCAGAGGGGGCTTCTATGGCACTCAACGGCATTGATATTTCTAACTACCAGCGCGGGCTTGACATCGCGCAGGTGCCTTGCGATTTTGTTATTTGCAAGGCGACAGAGGGAACCACCATCGTTCACAACACCTGCGACCCGTGGATTCAGCAGGCTATCAAACTCGGCAAGCTCTGGGGCTTCTATCACTTCATGAACGGAGAAGACCCCATCGCTCAGGCTAAGCACTTCGTCGCAAGCTGCCGTAACTACTTCGGCAACGGCATTCCCGTTCTCGATTATGAGATGTACGGGCGCATCGGAACCGACAAGGCAAAGCAGTTCCTCGATTACGTCTACAATCAGACCGGCGTTCGCTGCATCGTCTATATGAGCCGTAGCGTTTGCACCGAAGAGGATTGGTCGAAGATCGCGCCGAATCACGCGCTCTGGGTTGCGCAGTACGCTAACAACAACCGCACCGGCTACCAGTCTTCGCCGTGGCTTCCCGATGGCGGCTTCGGCGCTTGGGGCAGCTGCGCAATCCACCAGTACACGTCGAATGGCCGTCTCAATGGCTTCAACGCGCCGCTTGATCTCGATATCGCCTATATGACGCGCGAAGCGTGGGGCAAGTTTGCCAACCCGTCCGGCGCGGCAGCGCCCGACGTTCCGCCCGCAGAGGTCGCCGAGCCTTCGCCGGAGGGCACGACGCTTGACCTTGCAGCAGCGGTCATGCGCGGCGAGTATGGCGTTGACGGCGAGCGCCGCGAAAAGCTCGGCGACCGTTACCAAGAGGTGCAAGACCTCATCAACTACATTGACGGCGCTTCCGCTTCTCAGCTCGCAGATGATGTGGAACGCGGAATGTTCGGCGTTGTGCCGACGCGCAGCGACGTTCTGGGCGACCGCTTCAGCGAGGTTCAGGCAATCGTCAACCAGAGGGCGGGCGTTGGCGCTGCGCGCGTCTACACCGTCAAGAGCGGAGACACGCTCAGCGAGATTGGCGCTTCGCTCGGTATCGACTGGCACACCATCGCAAGCAAGAACGGCATTGGGGCACCTTATACGATCTACCCCGGCCAGAAGCTTTCTTATTAGTGTTCAAGCGGGGTACCCTGACAATGGGTGCCCCGCTTTCTGGCGTTAGACGGGCTTACAGCAAGCCGCCCATCTGGTGTTTTGCAAACACCGGAAATTGCTATTTTTGGCACGTGCCAACGACAACAAACCAGTTTTTCGATACTCTAACTATGCAAGTATCAAGCTGGATAGCTGCGCGGTTGGCGGTGCTTGTGGAGTTCGCCGTTTTTCTCATAAGCTCCACCATAAGTAACAGGCAGGTAGAGAAGTGTCTCTACCTGCCTTTTTATTACTTGCAGATACCGCGGAGAATCGAACTCTGTGCAGGGCGCGGGCGTTAGGAAAACGCGTAAGCGTTTTTAGCCCGCGGGCGAGGGCGCCGGCAGGCGGCCGAAGCCGGTGCGAATTTGCGAAGCAAATACGCGGATTCTCCGCGCAAAGCTTCAACCCAAAACGGATGTGCTGCCGATGGTATTTCCGCTGGCCATGCCCCGCACCGACGGATCCCCCCCCAAACCGCGGAGAATCGAACTCTGTGCAGGGCGCGGGCGTAAAGAAAACGCCTCAGTGACGCAGGGTGGGACGCGCTTTCCCAATGGCAGCCCAGGCGGAAAGTCCATCCCGGAATCCGCGCTCAGACTGGGATGTAGTTTCCGGATGACACATCAAGCGGAAACTACATCCCGGAATCTAAGCTCGGAATGGGATTCATTTTCCGGATGGCGGGCTCAGCGGAAACTGCGACCCGGAATTTGCTCTGAGACCGGGACGCGCTTTCCCGCCGACCGTCCCGCCCTTCTCAACTGCAAAACCCATGTGCCCTCCATTCCAAAACTGGGTAGAAGAAAGCCAAAACGCAATCGCAGGAGGTCA